CGACGGGTTCAGGCACTGGAAACACCAACAGTCAGCGAACCAGCGGCAGTTGCGGAGCCGTTGCCAGTGCTGGAGATTCATTCGGAGACGTGGTGCGGGCCGTGCCAAGTGCTCAAGGCGGATTTGCAGGCACTCGGAAACACAGGCGTTGAGGTGCGTTGGGTGCGGTTCTCTGACCGCGTTCCGGCCATGCGATGGACAGGAGCGGACGGCAAAATGCAGACAGTCACCGGATACACGCGGGGGACTGTTGGGGGCCTGCTGGACAGGGTGAAGGCGGCGCATGTTGCACGGGCGGCAAAAAGCGAGTAAGATCACGGGGCACAGGTCGAAAACACTAGACAGCCGGTGAGCTGATGAGATGGCAGATGCACAGCAAGACGACAAGCCGAAGCGAGCACCGCAACGACGCCGTGGCGTCAATGTGGACATGCCCGGTTTCGAAGGCGAGGTCAGCGAAGATACTGCCAGAGATTTTCTGGGATACACCGGCAATTCGTGGAAGTTTGTCGTGATCATGTTTGGGCTTTCAATGGGCTTTCTTGCGATTTGTCTGGGGTTATCATGGTTGATCTAACATCGGACTTTTGGCAGGCTGTGAGCGTGACGTGGAGCTGCTTTGCAATGGGCATTGCAGTATTCCACCTGATACCAAAGACCACACTCAGCGTGTGGCTGAGTCGTGGATTGATGGCACTCTGTCCGCTGGTGTGGACGTGCTGGGGTGTGCACGCGGTGCGCGTGAATCAGCAGTTGGCGGTGTTGGTTGAGGCGAAACAATCACAGGGGGTGAACGATGGCAGGGTTGTACGATTGGTTGCGTCAGACGTGGTCGAGTCTGGTTCTGGTCGCCGATATGAGCGAATCGAGTGCAGAAACGGAGACAGAACCACCAGCACCTGGATGCGAGATTTTCACGGACGCACTGGATCAATTGATGTTGGAGTACGACCAACTGTGCGACAGGATAGATTTCAACCTGGATCGGTTATGGGAATGCCAACGAAGCAAGGCGGAAGCAGCCTTCGGTGGTATTGATGCAACACGCCAGAACATGACAAAGCAGTCAATCAGCGGGGCGAAACTGATCCTGCGGACTGCAGGCAATCGAGTGAATCAGGTGATTGGCGAAATTGAGATTGTGAGCACGCCACCGCAGCAACAGGCAGTCACAGATGGGGATTGAAGCGTTACTCAGCACACAAATTATCGACACCACAACCGTGGGGCGGTCGCTGATGACTGCCGTTGACGCAGCAGCGGCACGCACTGCCCTCGGTCTCGGGACGTTGGCCACACAGAACGGCACGATCACCGACTATCTGACGACCGCTGCAGCAGCCACAACGTATCAGCCATTAGATGGCGATTTGACGGCACTGGCGGCACTCAGCGGAACGAACGACATTTACTACCGATCCGCCGCGAACACGTGGAGCAGCGTGACAATCGGAACGGGGCTGACGTTTACGGGCGGGACGTTGGCGGCGAGCGGAGGCAGCGGGATCGGCGGCTCCACCGGATCGACGGACAATTTGGTTCTAAGGGCAGATGGTACCGGCGGGGCAACCTTGCAAAATAGCAACTGGTCTGTCCCTGACGTGTACACGGCCAGCCCTAATGCCACAGTCAACCATGTGAGCCTGCAGGCCACCGGCAGTACAACTAACGTCTCGGTTTCTCTCGTATCTAAAGGCACCGGGGCATTTATGCTGCAGGTGCCAGACGGTGCGACAGCAGGCGGTAACGCAAGAGGCGCGAACGCCGTCGATTTACAGACATCACGCAACGCAGCGGCAAGTGTTGCAAGCGGTTCAGGTTCATTTATTGCGGGCGGCTACAATAACGCAGCAACAGGTTCGCAGTCGTTTGCTGGCGGGTACCAGAACACTTCATCGGCTCAAAGCAGTTTTGCGTTTGGCACAAACTCGACAGCGTCCAGTAACGCGACGGTGGCAATCGGACAAAGCTGTAACGCCAGCGGATATGCCAGCCATACCTTCGGGTTTGCGGCCAACGCTTCGGCGTTTTTTTCGGGTGCTACCGGGTTTCGGTCATCAGCGACAATCCCGGCTAGCAGGGTACACGCAGCAGGATATTTCACGGCAGAGGGCGACACGCAGGAATTCATCGGACCACCACTGCGAGCAACGACGACTGACGGAACAACGGCTGTGCAGATGCTGGCAAACAGCACAGATAACGCAACAGCAACGGGGATATCTGTGGCCTCCGGGCGTGTAATGACGTTGATACTGCAAATCACCGGAGCTAAAAACGGCGGTGCAACTGTTGCGAGATATACGCGCGAGGTCACGATAAAAAACGTCGGCGGCACAACATCGCTCGTAGGAACCGTGAACACGATAGGGACGGATGAAGCGGCAGGAACAACGATTTCGATAACAGCAGACGACACAAACGATAAGCTGCAGGTGGCGGTCACTGGCGTGGCCGCTGAAACATGGCGATGGCAGTGTATTTCACGTGGTGGACAACTGACCTACGGATGATCCAATGACAGACGTATTCCAGACACAACCGATCCCGCAACCCACACAAGCACAACTCGCAGCAGATGAACTGCTTCGGAAAGTGCGGACAGAACTGGACCGCAGAGCCGGCGAACATATCGACGGATGGCGGGCATTCTGGGAGCAGGCAGGAGCCGAACCGCAGGATATTGCGGACGCAATGAATGGCGATGCAGTGAGGTGGTTCAGTTTAGGGCGGAAGAACCTCGAACATATTGCGGCTTATGCCGTCATGGTTGGCAAAACGCTGGATGACTATGTTCCGACAAAATACCAGAGCAGCCCGCAGGCTGTGACGTTTTTGACAAACGGTTACGTGCAGATTGGGACGTGATTAAATGGCCACGCAGACCGTCGAATTCCGAGCAGCCCCAGGCCTTACGCTGACAGCCAAACTGTTCACGGCTGGAAGCGATACCGTTGTTCAGACAGCATCTGCAGTCACTGAGGCAACCAACCGCAAGGGCACCTACGCAGCCACGTTCACCGATCCTGGTGCGGCTGAGTTTGAGTTGATTGCACTGAGCGGCACAACGCCGGTGGCGAGGTGGTTTTGTACGCTGACTCTGACGACGGCGACATTTCAGACGTATGAGGTCAGGGCGGCTGGAGTTGTGGCACGAGTCACAGCCAACACGGACCAGTGGGGCGGCGTGACGGTGACGGGCATGCCGTTGCCGACGACCAGCTACACGACACCACCAACAGCCGGAACGATTGCCGATGCGGTGTGGGATGAGGCGTACAATCAGCACACCACAGCGGGCACATTTGGCAAGCTGATGGACATTCTGCGAAAGTCGAACACCGTTATTGAGGGCACGATTCTTGCCACGCCAACACCAACCACGACCGTGTTCCGGATCAGTGGTGCAAACTACCCGACAGGAGCACTTGAGCACAGTGTGTTATGGATGAATAGCGGGGCGAGCCAAGAGCAGAACAGCCCCATTCTGACGACGACCAACAACGGCGACGGCACGGTAACGGTGACGCTGGAGGAGGCACTTGTGACGGCACCATCAGCAGGTGACACGGTGTTGATCGACCCCACCAGCCACGTTCACGCGATCACGGACATTCAGGCAGGACTGGCAACTCTCGACAATCAGACGACGATAAACAACAACGTATTGTCTCGACTTGCTTCGAGTGCTTACACGGCCCCGGACAACTCGGGTATCGCTGCAATCAAGGTTGTCACAGACCGTGTAAACACAGGACTGGTACAGGACGGTGCTGTATGGCAGTTTACCGTCAACATGCTGGAGAATGGTCCTGCAGGAGCAGGTGGTGGATCAGCAACACTGCAGAATCAGGAACTGATCCTCGATCATTTGGACCTGATACAGAACAAGACGGATCTGATTACCAGTTCTGGTGCTGTTACTTCATTACTCGCAGGAGCAGTGCTTGAGCCGGGAACTATTCAAGGCTTCCCGACAACGCTAAAGATCGGTGACAGCTACACTGCTGCCAATGGTCGAGCAATTGATATCCCGATTGTAGATACCGATGGTATCCCGCTTGATACAGCAGGCTCGCTCGACTTTTCAGCAGCAACTGTTACATTCACTGTAAGCAGAGCAAAAGAGACAAACGCATCGCGAATCGTCACTGGGACAGCAACAGTAATCGATCCTCCGGGAACCGGCACTGCCAATGCTCCATACGTTCGTGTAGAGATTTCTTCTTCAGAAACTGCCAAAGGGCTGTTGGGTTACAGATACACAGCCACATTGAAATTCACATGGTCCGGAACTGGGACAGACGTTATGTCATTCGAAAGTTCATCGGACATTGTCTTTGATAACTGACGGTCAACACCCCCATGACCACGACAGAAGAACAAGAAGATACGTCACTCAACTCATTCTTCAGGACAAACGAGAAAAGATCGCTGAGAAAAGTTCCAGTACCTGACACAATCTACGAGCATGGTCGATTGATAGGATGGAAGTGGACTCATCGAAACATCGTCAAGTTCCTGAGAACAGTTCCTGACTACGACCCCTTCGCACAAGCGGAGGGGTATTACTTTGACGTAGACGAGTGGTACAGGATCATCTCATTCGTTACCAACGAAGCGTGCTACCCTGAAGGAGAACTGACAGGTAAAAGTTTCATACCTGAAGTCTGGCAGTCGGCTGTATACGCCAACTTGTTCTGCTGGAAGAAGGTGGGGAGCAATTACCGTCGATATAAAGAATGCTTTATATACGTCCCTCGAAAAAACGGAAAAACGACAGCCTTTGGTGCAGTCATCACACTGCTTATGTTTTTCTACGACAAAGAACAGCGATCTCAAAACTTCTGCTGTGCTGCTGACGTAGAGCAAGCATCTGTCAATTTCAGACACACAGAGTTCATGATTCAGCAGAATTCCAATCTGCTGTCTCGACTCAAAGACAAACGCATCTACAAGTCAACAAGGTCGTTCGAGCACAATGATGGATCGGTATTCAAAGTTCTGTCGTCTGTTGCTGACACAAAACACGGGCTGTCACCAAACTTCGTTTACGTGGACGAAGTTCATGCACACACAAGCGGAGAACTGATTGATGTAATGAAAACAGGTACTGCATCTCGTCGTCAACCTCTCACAGTTTACACGACGACTGCAGACTATGACCGCCCTTCGGTCTGTAATCAGTTGCTGGAGAAGGCCCGAGCAATCCGGGATAACCGTCAGGTTCAGCCTTCTTTTCTGCCGATAATCTACGAAGCACTTCCAACAGACGACTTCAGGAGTCCTGTGGTTTGGTCGAAAGCAAACCCAAACTTTCGTAAGTCTATCACGGAGGAATACTTCGAAGATATGGTTTCTTCTGTTCAGAACAACCCACAGGAACTGAACAGGTTTCTCAGGTTGCATCTGAACATCCAGACAAAGACTGAAACAGCGTGGATTCCTTCGTACATCTGGGCAAGGGGTAATCCGGAAAATGTTGAGTTACTCTCAGTGCCCGAAATCAAGCAGTGGATGTCAGAACATGCCACTTGGAACAACATTGCTCTGGATAACCGATTCTACGAATCTTCGTCTGTCGATGTGTACCTGAATGGGCAACAGCAATACTGGTCGTGGTTTATCAAACAGTGTGAAGAACTGAGAGACGAAGAATGCTACGCTGGGTTCGACAACACGATTGTGCAGGACTTGGCTTCACTGGCTCTTTTCTTTCCTCAGCGTGGCGTTATACTGCACTGGTGCTGGTGTCCTGCGGCATCAGTGTACAGAAGGCAGAAAGAGCAGAACATCCCCTACGGAAACTGGTGGGAATCAGGTCTCCTGAATTCCACAAGTCCATTGGACACAACAGACGACGAAGCGATCCTGACAGCCATGCTCGGTAACGACCAGTATCCGGGCATTCTGTCTCACTTCCGTGGATTGCGAGAAGTTTGCTTTGACCGCTTTGCGGCACGAATTGTCTATGTCAGACTGAAGGAATTCGGGTATCCTGCACGAGCATATCCGCAAAACTTTGCTGGCATGAATGAACCGTGTCGAAAACTTGAAGCAATGGTAACTGATCGTCAGTTGTTTCATGGTGGAAACACAGTGTTGGAATGGGAAGCTGGAAACGTTGTTATCGTGTCTGACAGAGACGGAAAGTACCGGCCAGACAAGTCAAAGAGTACGCAGAAAATTGACGGTGTAGTAGCGTCCTTGATGGCAGTTGGTGGTTGGTTATATCCCGAGGTTCAGACGATCAGCGATATACGGGGGTTGAAATGATCTCATGGTTTCGTAAGCCTGAACAGCGTAATCAACACGGTGCTATTCGCACGCTGATCGACTACGCCCACAGCCTTGTACAGAACTCTGCTACGATGACGTGGCAGAATCTGATCGGCATAATGAACCATGAGACCTACTACACTGACGCTTCGAAATCCGCTCTCAAACTGACAGCAGTGAAGTGTGCTCTGGAAACGTACTCTGGTTTGCTGATGGGGCTTCCCCGTCGCATGTACGGTGTTGATCCCGACACCGATACTCCGACACGCATTGTCAGCACGACTGCTCATCCTGCCAGCCGCCTGTTCAGCCACTACTTCAATCCAGAACTCGACTCTGACCGTGCCTTCAGCATGATCGTGTATGACGTTCTGATGGACGGCAACTGTTACTTTCTCAGAGAGTTCGACCTGCAAGGCCGGACATCACGTCTCAGTTACATCCATCCCTCACGCATTCCCGTTACCAACATCCGACGTGCTAACGGAAGCGAGAAGTTGTTTGATGGTCGCACCGCAACACCCGGCGAGATCATCTACGTCATCAACACAGGAGAATCTTCCCGCGATACCAACACGCAGGCGATCATTGTCCCGAAGGATTACATCTGTCACTTCTCAAACAAACTGTACGACGCTGAGCACTTCCGTGGTCAGGGATTCGTAATCAACAGCAGTCGCAGTGTGCAGTTGTACGAAGCATCTGAAGAGTTCGGACGATCCTTCTACACGAAGGGTATCGCCACACAGATGTTTCTGACGACCGATAATCGTCTTGCTCCAGATGTTCTCAAGCGGATCGAGAGTAACTTTCTGGAAGATCCCAATGCACCACTTGAAGCAATCTTTAAGACACGCATCCTTGAACAGGGACTGAAGCCTGTTCACATGGGCATTCCATTCCAGCATCTTCAGTTCATAGAGACTCGTGCATTCAGCGTAGAAGATGTGGCTCGCGGCTTCAACATCCCTCCATCGCTGCTGCACTCCTACATGGGTACGAAAGCTGGAGACGTGGATCTGGCTCAGGCGATGGCTCTGTTTGTTCAGACAGGCATCGGACCATTTCTGGATCATCTGTGTATCCAGTTCAGGAACGAATTACTCCCACTGACATCACGCAGGTTGTTCAGATTCGACTTCGAGCGTATCTACCTGTACCGAAACGTCATCGACAAGTTCACAGGCTCGCTACGTAACCTCATGGAGATCGGTGTACTGAACCGTGCTGAGACTCGTCAGTTGCTCGGGTTCTTCATCGACCCGAGGGATGCTGCTGCAGACCCTCGTTACGTGCCTGTGAACCTGATGACTGTAGAGCACTCTTTGCTGCTTGAGGATCAGGCTCGCATTGCAAACGAGACTGCTAATTCAAATCTTGAGATGCTGGACCTGCAGAAGGAACAGCAACGCCAGACAAACAGCGGAATGGTAGAGCCTGTAAAGACTCCTGAGGCACCGGGAGCGACTACACAGAAAGACATGGATAATTCGCCGTCGAAGGACAACATTGACAAACGACTGCGTAAAGCCAATAATCAGATTCAGACAGCGTATCAGAACGTCATTAACGGACTGAAGCAGTATGAAGCCCGTGTCTTGGATCAAAAGAAGCAGACACGAAAAGATGATTACGATGCTGCGGTCGCAGAGTTCTATGCAGCAGGCGGCAAGTTTGCGAACATGCTCCGAGAGCAATTACTCCCGTGGCAGGACGTGGTTGAGAACTTCAATTGTCAATCGTTGATTGACAGTTGGCTGGCTGACAGAAAATACACGGAGAACAGCGATGGTACTGGTTCTGAATCGTAAGACTCTGCCCAGCGGCGAGCAAATGGAAACCCGAGCATCGTTCAACGCACAGAACGAGTTGCTCATCTACGACTACATTCTTCCTCAGAAATACTACGACGGCGACACGTCTGTGACTCCGTCCGACGTGCTCAACTTTCTGAAGGATGCTCCTGCAGAACTCACTGTACGCATCAATTCAAACGGCGGTGAAGTCGGCTCTGCTCTGGCAATCTACAATCAGTTGCTTGAGCATCGAGGAACTGTTACAACCATCGTAGACGGATATGCCTTCAGTTCTGCGGGATGGCTGGCTTTGGCCGGATCAAACCGACAGATCTGCAACGGCGGACTGTTCATGATGCACAACCCGTACATGTACGAAAAGATCGACAGTCAAGCTGCTGCTGATAACGCAGCAAAGCGTTGGACGGCTCACCGTGACAGCATTAAGAATATCTTCACTTCCAGAACTCCCTTGAAGGAAGAGGAAGTGATTGATATGCTCGACAAGGAAACTTACCTCAGTGCTTCTGAGGCGGTCTCTAAGGGACTGTTTCATTCGGTTCGAAATGGCAAACCTGAGACTGCCATGTTGAACTGTTTGGAAATCCCTCGGGAAGCACTGAATAAGGCTCAGGTTGAAACTCCGGACCTTCAATCGCTGAGAATGCGAGTCTTGAATGTCAGGAGAAATCTGGCACAATAATTATTGACGTTTCTGATAAGTTTCGGTAACGTCATAACGACGCTGTAAAAGCAACGCATATACGCAGCAGTCGCATTCACCAATCAACACGAAGGAGTTTACAATGGCACGTTGCCATATTGCGGCTTTTGCTGCTGCTGCCGTGTACAATGATACGGCTGTCAAGAACAATGATGTTTTGAACATGTCTGCTACTCAGCTTGCAGACGAGCGTACCCGACTGATTACTGTCACAGAAACCTTCGACGCGAAGGGTGACAAGATTACTGGCGACGAAACCAAGCAGTACCGTGAAGCAGTGGACCGGCTTGAAGCCGTTTCCAATGCGATCATGAATACTGCTGCAGGCCAGCGTGAACGTCGTGATGCTCTGATTGCAGCGAGCCGAATCAGTCAGGCGACTGGCGGTATTGTCAACCTGAACGGCAGCGTACACACGCGACCGGCGTGGGAGGACGACAAGGACAAGTACGGTTTCCGCAACCAGCAGGACTACCTGAACGCTGTCGTCAACTCTTACCGCAACCGTGAAGTTACTGATCCGCGACTCCGCCGACTGGTCATGGACGCGATTGGGTCCGACGAGTTCAGCAAGGCAAACTGGGAAGCACAGGGCCTGACGGTTCCTCGTGGCTTCATTTCTGAAGTGATGCAGTTGGAACCCGAAGTTGATCAGTTGTCTGGTTTGCTAACTCGCGTTCCGATGACTGCCCCGGTTGTGGACATTCCGTGCCGTGTTGACAAGGACCACCGTAACAGCGTTACTGGCGGTTTCCAAGTCTATCGCGGTAAGGAAACTGCTGCTCCGACGTTGACCAAGACAGCGATGGAAATGGTCACGCTGAAGGCTCACGAACTGAATGGTGCGGCTGCAGTAACCAATCAGTTGATGGCCGACAGCCCCATTTCTATTGCTGCTCTGATCGACGCCGGGATGCGACAGGAAGCACGTTCCTACCGCATTGACGAACTGCTGAACGGCAACGGTATTGGTCGCCCGCTCGGGATGCTGAACGCCAACAACCCTGCTTTGATCAGCGTACTTCGAGAAGTTGGACAGACAACTAGTGATGTACTTAACGGTATGAACATCGTTAAGATGCGTCAGCGAGTCTGGGGATACCAAAACGCTGTCTGGTTGTGCTCTCTTGACTTGTATCCTTTGGTATTCAAACTGTGTATTGAATCACCAAACAATGCTGGCGTCATTAAGTTGTTTATACCGGGAACTGGTGCTGGTCTGCCTGACACATTGCTGGGCCGTCCTGTAATCTGGACCGAGTACATGAACGGCATCACCAGCGGTCAGGACGGCAGTGTAATCAGCGAGTGGAACGACAACTTCCTCGCTTGCGTCAACCCGACTCAGGTGCTGTTCGGTGAACGTGGTACTGGCAACGTGACTCGCTCGATTCACGTCCGGTTCCTTGAACGTGAAGAAGTGTTCATGTTCACTTCTTACGACGATGCTCGTCCGTGGTGGAAGGACACCTTCCAGCCGAAGAACGGCGGACTGACTCAGTCTCCGTTCGTGGTTCTCAGCAAGACAGCCGCTACATGATGCTGTGAGCGGGGGGTTCCTGAGTGAGGTCAGGAACTCTCCGCTCGCGATTGTTCGATTCACATTCAACCCATACGGGGGTTTTTAATATGGCTACTCAGAAGTTTTCTCACTTGTCCAGCAAGTACCTGATCAGGGCACTTGGGACTCTGACGATGAACGGGAGCATCGGCAACGCTTACGTCGTTACCGAACTTCCGGACAAGGCAATGCTGGTCATCAACGATGCTGTGCTGACCGGAAACCTGACTGTCACAGTCGTCGGTTCTACGTCTGCAACAGGTGCGTCTGGTTTCACGACCATCAAGACGCATGTGTTCACCAGCGGTACTCAGAACTGCTCTGTTGAAGTTGACAGCGAAGAAGTCAGCTTTGCAGAAGATCAGGCTGGCGTTGAATTCAAGACTGTGGTGTTCAGGCTTACCGGCACCAATACCAACACTGTCAAGGCTGCTGCGATGGTACTACCCCTCCATCGTCGAGCAGACCTGACAGCAACAGGTACTGGCACTTTGACCTGATCGCCCGGCGGGGGCGGGTATGCAGTTCGTGGTCTCTGCATACCCGTCTCCTGCTTTTACATTGAGTCCGTGAAAGCGGGACAGCCGCAGTACGGTTACGGGGGTGGCTGTGCTGCGGTTTGTTTTGGAGTGTCTCCATGCCAGTGTACGTCGACCTCGCTCAGGAAGATGTTGTCTCAACGCTTGTGACAAGCACCCTGATTGCTCAGATCAAACAGAATCTTGGCTTTGACACCGAGACAGCCGACACGGATATTCCTGTCGATATTTCTGAGTTAATGCACCAGTGCATCTCGATCTGTGAGAAGGAGCAGTGGAGGTTCATCCTTCGCAAGCCTGTTACTCTCCAGTTGCCTTACGAAGCCTTCATGTCTGCAGACCGTCTCGTGTTCCTGCCCTTCGGCAAAGTGAGCACACTGACGACGTTCACATACAAGAAAACTGACGGCACAACAGCAAGTGTTTCGTCTGCCGGATACACAGTCTACGAGTATGAACCGGCCAAGCTGTTTTGCAAAGACTGGACTGCCTTGTTCGTTGATATCGACGACGAACTGCCGTATCCGATTACAGTCACGTACACAACTGGGTATTCTTCTCTTTCAGAAGTTCCCAAGGCGACTGTTCGAGCGTTGATGATTCTCGCGTATCATCTGTTCGAGTATCGTGATGCAATCTCTGATGGTTCTGTCTCAGAACTTCCACAGGGCTACTGTCAGTTGCGAGATCTGAACCTGTTGAACGACATGCGGGCAATTCGTTACATCGCAGAAGATTGGACGAAGGTGAGCCGTGGCTAACAAATACAACAGGCGAAGCAGGCCGAACTTTCGACATCGAATCGAGTTCTGGAAGCCTACATCAGTCGCAGACAGTGCAGGTGAACTGAAGTCTGAATACGTACTGGTTTATGCCGGTACGTTTGCAATGGAACTGCCAAAGACACCGACTGAAGTAAGTGACCTCGGGCGTGTTCAGCCGCAACAGGAATTCATGCTGCTCGGGCAATACACGCCTAAGATCAAAGAACTGACTGCAGGTTTGTTTGCTGTAGTGAAAGATCTGCAGAAGGTTGTCGTACTGGCTGGTAACGCAACTGACCCGTGGGGCGATCGCAGGAAGATGCACGTGAGGGTTACGGATAACCTCGCACAAGAGATCACAACCAAGATAATGAGTACGATCTACTAATGGCCAGAAAACAGCTTGTAGCCGTGAAGTTCAATATCCCGCCAGACATGCTGAACGGGTATAAGGACCTTACGGAAAAAATACAGCGTCACATGGTTCGTCAGGCTGTGAGATCTGCAATACTCCCAGCAAGAAACTCATTGAAGTCAAAGCTGATGTCGCTCGGCATGAAGAGCCGGACATCTTCCGGTGCATCTATGCGAGCACTGGACACAAAGATCAAACGTGTCAAAGGCACTGCTGCCGTAGTGTATGGTCTTGTGTCAGTCAACAAGAACTACGTCGAAGCCTACACACGCGAAGCACCTGTAATCAAACAGCCGGGCAAGTTTCGTCAGGTAAGTCTTAGCACGCTTACCGGATTCAACAGGCGTACAGGACAACTGAGATTCAACAGACGCTTCAGGCTCGGTGAAGTCAGGTCAACGCTTCGCAGGAACACACAGAGAAGAAGGGCAGATGTCACACACGCTTACAAGCGGTGGCCGAAGAAATACTGGCACCTGTCTGAGTACGGGTTTACTCGCTCAAAAGGATCAGGTATGTTTGCGGGAAGCAACAAACCAGCATCCTTTGCAGGCCACCACTTCGTAGAAAAGGTCTACGCTGAAACCAAGGAAGAGTGCGTGAAGATCTTCGAGCAGCGTATGCGTGAATTGTTCAAACAGCATTTTCAGGTGAAGTGATGCCTGCTCCATACAACATCGACATAGGGCTGCAGAAGCTAATCTCCGGTGCTTGTCCTGCTGGAGTACCGTGCTACAAGTCACAATTTGTTCCTTCAGAAGATCTCAAGGACACACCCAAAGGGTATGTGTTCTTTGACGTTTCTGAGATAGAACCGGCACTATGTTCAGAAGGGTTTTCCGAAGCGAACGGAAGAGAAAGTATCTCTTTCAATGTTGACATCGCAGTAGTTCATCATGACAATGCTCAACGTAAGTCTGTAGCAACATCAGTGCTCAACGTCCTGCAGCCAACGGTAAGCGGACGAAGAACATTCCTGACTTCGTATCAGGTGCCGCAGACAAGTGTATTCATCCAGAATCTCAGGATGGTGAGTACGGACGAGCAGACTCTGCTCAAGACAGGACAGGGAACACCTGACCTGACAATGCTTGTTTTCAATTTTGTTGGTAAAGCTACTTGCTAAGGAGCGAGTTATGGCTAATCGCGATACGAGTCGTATCAGGATCAAGTTTTTTGAGCAGACGACTGCTCCGACTGGTTCAGGTGCCGCACCTGATCCTGTTGACGCAACGAGTGACTTCTACGCTTGTGTAACTGACGGCCCGACATGGTCCGGTTTCACTCGTGGTGATGTCGAAACAACCTGCAGTAACACGACGCTGGATGCGTGGGGGAACCTGATCAAGACTTTCCGAAGCGGGAAGATCGTCGATCTCGGTACTCTCACATTCACCGTCGACTGGGACTGCAACGGTAACGCTGCTGGCGGTCGTGAACTGGCTGCCTTCATGGACGGTCGCAGCGGTACTTTGATCGTTGAGTTTCCTGCAGAAGCAAGTGAAACTGTGGGACCAAAGATCAGTCTGACTGGATACTGCAACAAGTTCACACCGATGGGTACTGTGCTGTCTGAAGGCACAGGTGCTCGGTCGATGGCAGAACTGGTTTACAAACTCAGCGGAATCAGTTTCACTGTCGCTACCTGATTTGAATTACACCCCCAATCACCCCCTTTCTAAGGTTTTACAATGGGCATTTCTTTTAATCGTCCGAAGTCTTTTCCTCTCCCTACATTCAATGCCAAACTGGTCGAACCGTCAGCAGGACTGACGACTGACTTCATTACTCGCCTGAACGAGTTTCCGAAGAAGTCAGACGGCAATCCTGACTCGCGGTACTTCATCGTTCTGCGTATGCTGATCTGCCTGTACGACGCAGAAGGTCACGCATTCCTCGCTCAGTATGTCAACTCGTTGAACAATGAGTCTGCTGAAGCGTGGCCTGTGACCGTGCTGGAGAACGACACGCCACGTCAGGTACTGGACGCACTGGATAACTCTTACCTTCAGAAACTCTGTGACGCCTTCGTGGACAGCGTCACAACGTCTCAGTTCGAAGAGATCAACGAACAGATCAGACTGCACATCTGGCCCAACCGTGAGGAACAGGAAAAAAACTGATTACACCCGACGACGACAGATGGTTCATGTTGTTCCTCTGTAGTCGTTGGGGTAAGTCACTGGCAGAGATCGGCGAAATGCCTATCTCGGAGTTCCGACAACACAAATGGTTCTGGGACAACTACAGATGGGGAATGCAGGATGACCTACTGGCTATTCAGGTAACTCAAAGCATGAGTAGTCAGGGCAGCAGAAACCTGAAGCCCTTCCACGTCAAACTGTGGACTACTCAGAATCAGTTCACGTATCAAATCGTCAAGCTGGCTATCAAACCCACTGCGGCAATCCGTAGTGGGTTTATGGCTGTAGTTAATGCTATCTCAGGAATGAATAAAAAATGACACAGAGCCTGAGCAAGATCGGCGTTCAGTTCATAGCAGACATGTCAGACATGGTTTCCAAAATGTCTGGCATGTCTGACTACACCGCACGATGGGCGGAGAAAACAGCAGCAATGCTGTACAACGCTACCAAAGAACGAAAGCAAGAATCGTTCATTGCTGCACGCCGTCAGGCTGAGATCAATGAATACAATGAGCGAGGTCAGCGTGAACTCGAAATGTCGTTTCTTAAAAATCGTCTCGAAGATGAACAAACTGAGCGACGAAAGAAAAACATAGACGAAATAGCCCGATACGATCAAGAAGTTATGACACGCTTGGCTGCTGAAAGAGACAACCTCTACAATCAGCAACAGGAAGCAGCACGTCAGCGAAGAAGGCAGGAAGAGACAGAACGCGAGAATGCTCTGACAAGACAACTCAGATTGGCAAAACTTACAGCAGAAGCTGAAATAGCAGTTGGTCGTCGTGGCTTTAACAGACAGCCAGACGGTACGCTGGGAACTCCTGCGGGAATAGATCCTTACGAAGAAGATCGTCGTGCCCGAGAGAAGGCAAAGGCTGATCGAATTGCTGAAGATACAGAAAAGGCCAATAAAGCAGAACGAGACAGACAGGCAGCACTCAACCTGTCAAACAAAATGCAGGAAGAAGCGAATAACCTTGTCATGCGAGCACGTACTGCAACAGAGCGGTACAACGAAGAAATCGCCCGCTTAAACTTATTAAACACGCACAAAAACGTATTGACAGGAAAGTCTTTCTTGAGTGAGCAGGACTATTTGCGACTCAAAACAAGACTTATTCTTGAAACAATAAGGCAGCAACAAGCAACTTCAGCACTGACCAATGCACAGCGTTATGCTGCCAACGGATTTGGTGGTGTAACAGGGGCAATGACTCAGTTGTCTTTTGCTGCAGAAGATTTTGTGCAGGTCATGTCTATGGGGGGCGGAGTCAACATGGCTCTTATGTCTGCCAGTAACAACCTCACAATGGTTGCACGTGCTCTTATACCTACAACTGCAGCGTTCGCAGGACTTGTGGCTGTTGCGATCCCTATGGTTTTGATCGGACTTGGCAGTCTAATACGCTATCTGTCTCAGGCAAAAGACGAGTCAGAGAGATTGCGGAACGAACTGGAGTTGATTCGTAATGCAGCATCAGAAGATTTTGATTTGGGACTCCGCAGCCGTCAGCGAAACTTCGAGCAAATGCTTAAAGACATGCAAGCGTCGGCTGAAGCAGAAAAACAAATTCAGGATCTGAAAGCAAAGCAAATAGACCTTGAAGAAGAACTTGCTGTAAAGCGTCGTAACGCTATGCGTGAAATTGATGCTCAGGTTGAAAGCACTCGCGAAGCTACTGAAGCGATCAGACAGGAGTACATTTACAGAAGAGTCGCGGCGGCTGAGAATCATGATGAAGTTCTTAGACTTATGAAAGAAGAAGAGGAAGCCGTAAAAACGTATGCAAAGGCCCGTGAGCAGTTGATGAACACGCAGATAAACAATGCTATAGACGCTCAGGTAGCATTGCAGCGGTTTCTTGCTGATACTGCTAACATCCCCGGAGTAGACACATCTAACATCCAGAAGATTCTCGAAGAACTTGAAAGCGGAACTCTCGGCAGCTTTGAGGCTATTCGACAGGCACTGGAAGAGATAAACAAACTTCAGGAAAATCAGAAGGACGTACAGGAACGTCTGAAAGAACTGAAAGAAGAAGAGGCTCAAAGGCAGGCAGGAGAACTTAAAGCAGAGCAAGACAGGCTGGAAGCAAAACGCGAACAGTTGCTGTTGATGATGAAGATGAATGACGAACAGAAGAAGATGTACGATCTTCGTCAGCGGCAGCAGGAATTCGTAGGCTTTGATCCGAAAGCAGCAGGTGTAGGTTTTGGTTTTGCTGGAGTTGCTGGAGCAGCGGCCAATGCTGCAATGCAACAACAAGCAGATCAACTGGGGCTGCAGTTTCTTATTGCAGAACAAGCAAGGCTGCAGAAAGAAATGCAGGATGCTGTGCAACAACCGCCTGTTGCTGGTAAAATGGAACAGAGTGCTTTTCAGGCTCAGGCAGATGCAATGAGGCAAGTAGCAGAAGCAGCCAACAGAAAGACGGACACAAAGCAGGAAGCGATGGTCCGTCACCTTGCAAACATTTCCGCTGCCATTCAAAACGGCGGTGTCATTGTGAACGTAGTTCCGTGAGGATTGAATAATGCCTTTGGAATCAATTGAGGGTATCTTGCTTCCAAGTGAGAACATGACAGCCTCATGGGGCGTCAATACTCTCACCTGTGACTGGTTGGTAAAGATGGATAATCCGCTGGAGACAGCGAACGATGTTCAGTTTTATCTACCGTCATTCGGCCAGCAGTCTGAGCCTACTTTCACGATAGGTCTGAGCCACTATCCCGGCAGGCCAGATCTGCTACTCAAACAGGCTAACGGTGTTCGAGAGCACGAGTCTGGTCGCCCGTGGTGGCTCGTAAGCGTTACTTACGAAACAGGTCAGTGGCTTCGAGATCTCTTCCCCGGAGAAGATCAGGGAAGGGGTAACGTCGGCAGAGGAAAGAAGTTCAGTGGCGGAAACATCATCAAGTATCCGTGGAGTGAACCGCCGACATGGAGTTCATCCACGCGAACTGTTACGGCCACAGTGTTTCAGGATGCAAGCGGTAACGCTTTGAAGCACGCAAACGGACTTCCTATTCTGGAAGGTATTCAGGTACCTCTCGATCTGGAGGTTCACACCTTCACATGGAACGTTCCTTACAACACATTCAACTACGACAATTACAGCGATCTGATTGGAACGATCAACAGTTCGCAGGTGAACAACTGGAAGAACGCAAAAGCCAAGCACGCTCTCTGTGAGTCTATTACTGCTACAGAAAATTACAGGGAAGTCACATTGGCACTTCCGGACGGTCAGGACACAACAGGAGCAACCGCAGTACACCACTTCGTTACGCTGACAGCAACAATTGTTATCGACAGGCGTAACACTGAACATGGTTACTTTCGTGAAGCACATCGTCGTGTTTCGATGCACACTCTTCAACGAATAAACATCGGAACAATACAAACACCGCTCTACACCTATGTCCCTATCCTGATCAACGGACGTGGAGACGTAGCAATGGAACCGTGGCCTTTGAATCTGTTAGGTGTCGGTGTTCCTTTCGAGACTGTAAGCACTGCAAATCCTCTTACAGAGTTTGCATGGATTGACCCTCTGTATCCGAGGGTATCAAACCTTCACGGCTTCGCAACCACGAACGGACTGATAATACCATGAGCAAGAGTCGTATCGGGGTATTCACTCCTGAAGATGCTGCACGAATTCATCAGGCTGTACTGGGCAGGTCATCTGTTCAGCCAGACCTGAACGTGCAGCGTAAATACACGACTCGCAAGCTGAACTACTACGTGAAGATGCTTGCTGCACTTCCTGCTGCGACTGATCCGGAGACTGGATACACGCAAGCAATGGGTCTCGTTGTTCGCTATGAACAACCTGTAGATCCCGAGTCGCTGAACATGGAACCGGCAGAAGATGTTGCAGAGAATAAGATCCAAGTCACCAACAGAAGTACGTCATTCAGTGCCAGCATAAATGATTACATCTGGGTACAGGACATGGGGTCTGAGTACGCTCCATTGCATTCAGGTGGCGGGCAGAACAATGCAGGAGACGAGTGCGGCTGTGACTGTGAAGAAGAAGGAAACCTGACAGTCAACGGCGTAGAGACAATGCGAACAATGCGTGTCTCTTTTCCTCAGTTATGCTTCAAGCAAACAAACGGAAGAATATGTCTGCCTGCCGGAAACTATCTGCTGGTATGGGACAGCAATCAAAGCAAGTGGCGACTGGACATCGGCGATCTTCTGGTGGCGTACTACAACGACGGGACCAGTGCAACACTTCAGACAACGATGGACGGTGAAATTACGCTCACGTTTCCTTCAACAGGAAAACCTACTCTGAAACTATGCGTTGATGGTACTGTTCCTGTTCCAGAATTTAACGACGGCGTCTCAACAGGATTCAGTTATGGATTAGACAACGGATTTATCGACGGATACGCCAATGCTCCATACGATGATCGAGTGATCTTCGCAGGCTCTACTGGAACAGCATCAGGCACAGGTATCTACCAGCAATTCGGAACAGGAACGTATCTCGCACCGGGCACTGGAACCTACGGAGAAAACACAGGAACAGGAACCGGCACGGGAACCTTCATGTGGTCTGACTATGAAGAAGGATTCTATCAAGGCTACAAGTCTGGGTACGCCACAGGTTACAAAGAAGGTCAGCGTCAAATTGCTGGAACAGGAACAGCACCCGGAACAGGAACATCACCGGGAGCAGGCACAGGAGTAGGCGGACCATGACACAGTGCAAAGAATGGGGCGTACCTGAAGGATTCTTTCAAGGTCTCTGTTCCAAAATATACGACCCACTGCAAGGTACAGACGAATGCCCTGTATGCGTATCTCCGTTCAACGTAGTAACAGACTGCGATCCTTGCGGAACAATCAAAGCAAGATATATCTACAACCTCACTATCGGTAGTGTTCTTCCTCGTTGCTATCCGACAATCAACTTGTGCTACGACTCATCGACAAACGTGTATCACAATAACACATTCTCTTTGGTATACACTGGCGGGTGTCAATGGGACTCTGAAGTCGATGAACTGCAATGCACAGGATCAACGCAACAAGGGAACACCATATACATGCAGACAGGCACAGCGACAAACGCAAGAAAGCGATTTACGCTTAATCTGTCCAGCAACATACAGCAGAACAAAGTGATATGGGAAATTACAGTACGATGGCAAAGTATTGTTCCTGCTTCAACGATTAGGTCGAGGACTGATGTGTACAGAGGACAGACAGATGACTGTTCCGTAACACCTGCAAAATGGGCACTGGTATCTTCTTGTCAAAACGCGAGTGCGTTGTCTCCTACGTATAGTCACCCAAACCCTTGGGGATTTGAATACAACTATTCAGCAAACTGCCCATCAGGAACAAACCCCTTTGGTACCGATATTTCTGGATTCCTCACGTTGAACTAACATGTCAAACACCCCCCTCGGCAAACTACCTGAAACAGAAGCCTGTCTTTTCATCTCCAGAAATACTGACGTAACGCTGGGCAGCAAGTCTAATGACGGCACTCGACGATTACTCACGTCAGCGACAGGAGACAGACTGAAAGAACTGCAGGACGAAGTGCTGTCACACGGCCTCCT